TTGGTAAAACAGGAATCTCCTAAACGAGTTATACTATTAGGTAATGTTATGCTAGTCAATGAAGTACAACTCATAAAACAATTCTGTCCTAAACTAGTTATACTACTAGGTAAGGTTATGTTAGTCAATGAAGTACAATTCATAAAACAGGAATCTCCTAAACTAGTAAGTCCTGTAAAATACTGTAATTCGTCAAAGGATTTCAGATTTGTATCATTGTAAAACATTGCAGATGATCCGCTTCCTAAATCAGTAACTGATTCGCATTCTGCTTTGGTCATACCATAAGATGATGCACATTTCTTGGCAGCATACATTTTAGCAACTACCTCTGCATTGTCATTACTTGTAAACAGAAAATCCTGCGTAGTTATAACAGCAGATGTTTTTATCGCATAAATATTTCCGTCAGTACGAGTAATTGTAGCAGTTATAACTATCTCATGAATGTTAGTGTCCTGATAAACAGTATTTACATTTAGTATTATTCCTGAGTCATTTTGTGACTTAATAGTAACATAACCATCAGTAACAGGAGTTCCAGTAATAATCCAATCAACTGTATAAGTACCATTCGCATTTGCTGGAACTATAGTTAAAGGTATACTAACGTCACCAGTAGTATGAATGGACTTTGGAGCAGTTAGATAACTATCTGAAGTAGGATATACAGGTCCATAACATATCACATTCATACTAACATTAGTTGACCCAGAAACTGCTTTAACTACCATTTGTACATCCTTCGATAAATCAGCAGTAGTAGTTAATAATCCAGTAGAATCAATAGAGATACCAGTTACTGATGCACCACTTGAGTTTAAAACTGACCAAGTGATTACCTGAGAGGATGATAGTGGAAATATTGTTGCACTAAATCTACCAGTTGATTTCCAATTTACTGATGATGGACCACCTATAAATGCTCCAGATGCAGCATTAATGGATAAACTATTATTTAGATTCCAAACATTAACTCCAAATAGATTTGTAATCTGATTATATTGAGATTGAGTAATTGATGATAGTACAATTTTACCTTTTAGTGAAAGAGTACCTATACTTCCCATGCTAATTAGTATAGCAGGATCAAATGAAGTCCAATTAATATTATCTAACTTCAATATACAACTTGCACTTGCTGTAGTTTTATTAGTCATCCAAGAAGTAATAAAACTCTGCATACTACTTCCACCTAATCCAGCACAATTATTTATCTCAATATCATTAAGAGTAACTCCCTTGTCATCTAATGTTAATCCTGACATTGTAAGATTCGGTAAATCAGATAATAGCAGAATCTTCATTGAGGGTAATGATAAAGTAGTAATAGGTGATCCAGTTGGTAAATCAACTGATCCTATTCCACTACCTGATGCAAGTAATGTAGTAAGTAATTTATTATTTACTAATGAGATACTAGTAAGTTTAGTATAATTTCTAATATCCAGCTTAGTCAATTTACTAAGACTATCTAATCCTGATATACTCTCTAACATAGCATTGGAGTTTGTACCATCACTTAATATAATCTCAGATAATTGAGTGTCCCCAGACTCAGAGTTATAAGCACCACCTAGTGATAAATCAGTGAGTGTAGACATATATGCACTCAGATTTACTCCTTTAATATTCTGAGCAGAGTATATTCTGACTGGATCACCTATTGCCAATGCTCTAGGCAAGTTAAATGTATGTGAGCTTCCAAATGGTATCTTTATACCAGTCTCTATAGCATCATTATTGATACCATAACCAAAATATATTCCACTGTTTCCTGATGTTATAGTAAAACTCTTTTGTCCTGATGTTACTTTAAATTCAATATTCTTACCTTTATAATTACCAGATACAAATATAGCATCATATAAATCAAAACGATGACTTAACCACCAATGATCATGTGATTTCATTGAACCATTAAGCATAAACAGATTATTCGTCCCATCTTTGTAGTAAGGTTCAAGGTACTTATATATCTGATTCGAGTTAAATATTCTCTCAGGCCAGATATTTCTTTGTTTGGTATCAAACATATTGATAACTGACTTGTAAGTCATTCCTCCAGAATAAATAGCATTATCTACATCCTCAACAATACTCATGAATTCACTATCAGCTTCTAGGTTATTCCATAATACTGAATCATGCCCCATATAGTGATAATCCTCACCATCTTGAGTAGTATTAGAAGGAGTCGATCTATTAAATGAGTAATCATAAATTAAGTGACCGTCATTAATCTTATCTACAATAGTATCATTATCATAGTTAATGAAGAACCATTTAAAATGAGTACCTACTCCCTCAGTACCAAAAGTAGTATAGAAAGTATTTTTGACTACTTGATCTACAGCACCATATCTCATTAAATAAACATAGTAAGCCGCTAATTTATATACATCAAAATGATCCCACTTTTCCCACTTAAATTTTAATTGCCTATTAGTGGCATTTCCAGTAAAAATATTACTACCACCATTACCTGCTATAAGAGCTTTATAATCTGCATCATTTGCTTTATATTCAGCATTAATTGTAATAGTAGGACCATATACTGTACCATCTTCATGAATTGTAGAATTGATCCAGGTAACAAAATCTTTAAGACTAGCTATTTTAGATGCTCTATCAGTGAGCTTACTAGGATTTAATCCACTAGCATCATCATAGTCAGGATATCTGAATGACCAGGTATTATTCCACGATGCATCAAAAGTAGATACATCCCTAAATTTTGATAAAGTAGTAGTATTCTCTAGACCTTCAAAGCATATAGCATTGGAATTATCGAATCCAGTTACACCTTTAAATCCGTATAGAGTATCATTTCCTTTATCATTAAGAAAATTATATTGTCCTAAGAATATCCAATCATTACTCTCAGTCTCTCTATAAAACATTACGATAGGCAGACTGTTAGGAGTGGTTCTTACTTTATAAGGATATACTGTGGGATTTGCAGCTTGGTAAACTTGTGGGTCAGTACGTAAACTATATCCACCTCCTATTTGAGCATTATACATTGCATCATTCCATAATCTTGCAATAGATGAGTTACGAGACATGGAGGAATCCATATAATCAGCTTTAAAAGTCCATTTCGACTCAGCTGGATCATCATCGTATAAAGTATACTCAAGTCCATCAACGGGATTATCATCAGAATCCCACATCTTGGAGCTACCTGTCTTAAGATTAATCTTCCAGTTTTTACGAGGATAACCTAATGATGATGTACCCTGTAATTTCATCTCTGTACCTTTCGTGGTAAAGGATTTTTTGGGATCTTGTAAATTGATATAATCTATATCAACATGCACCTTAACATTCTTATCAGAAGTAGCCATTAAGGTATCTAGATCACCAGTAACTTTCATTACAGGACAAATAGCAGATATTTTATCAATGCTGACCTCTCCATTTTCATCATAAATATTATTCTTATTGTACAGTTCAAGTAATTCAGATGAATCCTCTTTAGATATTATATACTCATTAACAGCATCATCATCTGAAAAATCAGAAGTAAATGTTTTTAAATTATATAATTTAATACCAGCATTACCAGCAGCATTTCCTACTTTTACTGTTTGCTGACCAGTAAATGATTCAGTATTCTGATATACTGCTGATGCTGACATAATACCATTGATGAATATCATCATTAGGTTATGATAAGTCTCAGAGGTTTTAGTAATCATAAATATAACATGATTGCGTTCCTCTGCAGCATACATCATTTTACAAGTAGTGCCTGCAGGAGAAGTCATACTTATCATCTGACCAGTAATTATACATCCTACATTAGTATCAGTATTTACGCATGAAAATATAATAGCATTATCATCAATTACATTAGTAGCCATGAAATCTACTTCAATAGCCATTCCTGTAGCCTTAATATCAGAATTAAATGGTTTTACATTAACTTCAATATTAGAACCATTAGACATTACTAATGAGGTACCATCCCATCCAGATTGTGGGGTCCACTGAAAATTATTAAAAATAGTGGAATAATTTCCATAAGTCCAAGAATTTTTATCAGTATCATTATTAGACCTACCAACAGCATTAAGCTTAACTGTTAATCCAGATGTTACTTCAGTTAATCCAGTAGTCGATTGTGCAATATCTAAGTTAATTGGTAAATCTTGATCACTAGTAATAAAATGTAAAGTATCGGTACCATAATTATGAGAAATATAATTCCAAGTATTTACAATATCATTAGTAGTATTTATTGAAGCTATTGTAAGAGTACCTAATTTAACTGTAATAGGAATAGTAGTAATAGCTCCAGAACTATATCCAAAATAACTAATTGAAAATTGCTCAAATTGAGTAACACTTATTTCAAGATTATTACCAGTAGCTATTAAAGATCCTGATGGTAAATCAGTACCTACTCCAACATAATTACCAGTAAGATTTGCACTTTTATCAATAATGAAATTACGATATAAAGTATTACTATAGAATGTTTGAGAATTATTTATTACATAAGATCTTATTTGGAGATTATGAATACCATCTTTAAGATTAAATGAAGATAAATCTATAGTTCTAGATTTAGATACTGAAGTTGCTGTAGCAGTATCCTCACCTAGGGCTGTTACCTTATGACCATCAATATAGAATTCTGTTGTTTTAGCTCCTGCACCAGTTAATGTATATGGTATTACTAATATATTCGTTTTATTGACAGTAGCCATATTATACGATGTGGCTAAGTCAAGTTGAACTACATTATAAGTAATTAAAAATGAAGTACTTATTAAGGTAGTTAAACCAGTAATTACTACTTGTATTCTATTAGTACCTATATTTATATAGTTATCTAATAAAAATTCTACAGTAGTTCCTGCGGCATACTCCTTTTTAACTGAAGTTTTAGTATTACCATTTGTAAAGTTATAAGTAACACTTACTGCTTCACCTATTGGTTGATTATTCTTATTAACTGTAGCAAAAGTATATCTTATATAATTTCCCGTCTGGCCATTTAGGATGTATACAGTAGTTTCAGTCAATAATTGATAGGTAACAGTATATGCAGCAGGTGCATCCCATGTTGCTAATACTAGTCCTAAATTAGTAACTGGATCCTTTATATATAAATCCCTGTCAGTAGTATCTGCAAATGCTACATATCTATTATTATTCTGATCATAATATAATGAACCAAATCTAGTTTCTAATCCATTTTTTAAGAATTTTTGAATAGCTCTCCCTGAGACTGGTAAGTTTCCTGTAGTAGAATCACCAGACCATTCTACAGATTTATCAATATCATTATCGTATACTTTCTGTGCCATATTATCTTATTATTTTTTATTATTTCTCCAACCTTCTTGATCAAGCCATCCTTTTTCGTTTCTCCAATATCCAAGACCAAAACAAGAAGATATAGCTTCATAAATAATTTTTACAACATTATTTATTATACAATATCCTTCATATATTTCTTTAACTGAACCATCAATTATAACTTTTAATGTTTCAATTTCTTTATCATAATTATTTTTTCTATTTACTATCATTCTGTATAAATTAAATAAATTGCTCCTTCAACTTTTGTTGTTAAAGCGTCCCAAGCATCTTCTGAAAGAATAATTATCTTAGATGAATCTAACTTTTCATTAAGAGCTTGTTGTTGTAATGTACTTATTGGTTTATTATTATCTGAGGTATTATCTACATTTGACAACCCAATATCATCTTTTGTAAGATTAACATCTGAAGAAAGCTCGTGATCATTTATTTTTGTTGTTTTATCTACTTTTTTAGGTAAATCTACGTTATATTGTGTTTTATCTACTTTATTATCATTTAAAATGGTAATATCAGCTAAATTAGGATTTCTAATCCAGCTCTCCCAAGTACTTCCTATCTTTGTTCTTTCATAGACAATATTATCAGTCGAATATGCAATAGCCCTCTGATAGGCAGTAACAGTACCTGCAGAACTATTAATATGCTCTATAAACCAGCTATAGGTAGTTGACGGAGCACCTGTAGCCGTGCCATATACCGTATAATTACCTGTTCGTGCTATCGTATCAAGATTTGTTACTATCCCAAGATTTCCATACTTTCCTGTTATTGAAAGAATTTCCCAATTATCAACAGTATTCCAATTAGCAATATTAGAATTTGTGTATTGATAAGTTTCTTGTATTCCTTCAGCAGATGCAAATGTTATCTTTGCATTAATAGCTCTTAAAGCTGTGTCTACCTTAGCAATAGCAGTAGTAAGATTATAATATCCGCTTTGAAGAGGATATGTTTCATCCATATTTATTTCACTTGTTATTCCCAAATTAAGTGCAGAAATAAAACTCCATCCTCCATTTATTCTAACATATACACCATTTTTAGATGTATCTGAAGAATTATAAACTGTTACAAATTCTCCAACAGATATTACTTTGCCATTAAATCCAATAAGACTAGTATCGCTAATCATATCAGAATAACTTGCATAAAATTTTCTTGATTTAAGTTGATAATAAATTTGTTGATTATCTCCTTTTGCAATAACAGAAGTGGATAATTTCAAAACTGTCCAATAACTTTTATTCCAGATAAAAGCTAAAAGATAAGATTCGTCATCTCCAGTTGAAACAGTGATAGGAATGCCATTTAAATCTTTAAAATTGATATAAACATTAGATGAATCTGATAATATAGTTCCTAAATAAACAACATTTGAATCATTTGGTTGTACAGGAGCAGTATCTACTTCTGCTATTCCCATTAATGTACTAGTTGTAACAGATTCAACTTCTTTTATATAGTCTAATATAGCTAAATCCATCTTTTCATGAGCTTCGGGTTGTATTTCTAGTCCTAAAGCTCTATTAGTAAGAGTATCTGATATTAATTGTCTTATTGAATCGTAGCTATTCATATCTTATTAAGATAAGTGATTTATTAAGATTGCTTTAATTTGTTTTAGTTTAAGATTATTAGGATTTTTCAATAATTCTCTTTGCGCCTTAACAAGATAAATTTCTTTATCTGATTTTGAAGTATTTTCAATGGCTTTTTCAAATTCTTTTATTTCAGGAGATAATTCTCCTTCACAATTAAATTCGTTTGCCTTTTTTATTGTATTGTCTGTTGAATCAAAGTTAATAGATTTGCTAATATGCTTGATTCTATTAACTTTATCATCTTCAATTATTTGTCCAACATGAACATAATTATCTTTTTCCATAATAAAATTATTTTATAAAATAATAACTGATTTATGCTTAAGAATTGATATCATAATCAATTTCTAATTCAATTTTTTCTAATGTGTCTTTAATTAATTGATTATCATAATCTTCTATTAACTTCTCATTTACAGGAGGAGTATAATTTGTTATGTCTCTTTGTATCCATAATCCTATTGCTTTTCCTGAAGATAAGGAATCTGCTAATTTAACCGTATTATTAATATCATTCTTAAATTCTCCGCTAAATTCTAATATTGCAGAATCAGAAGCGATATATGAACAAACAAATGGTGTCTCTATAATATCATTATTTATTTTTTCAATTCTGAATTTTGTTTCATCTAAACGTTTTGTAGTATAGATAGTGGATTTTAAAAAAGCGCTATTTATAGCATTAAACGTTCCGTCATAAGTTGCATCTTTTATTTCATCTGAAATTATATTAAAGGGTTCAAATGACATTTGTTCTCCTATTGACCCAGGATTTTTAATTTCTACATCAACAGCTCCTCGATTAAAGGTTGCATCATAAAAAGTTGCTTGTATTGGTTCTGAATATCTATTGTCAATTTTTTCCATTAATAAATTATTTCCAATTTCTACAGATGCAATTTTAAATGTAGCAATATCTTCCGGTTCCATTACAAATTTTGCTTTTATATTACTAACACTAGTAGATAATTTGTTTACTAAAGCAATTGCAATACATTCAGCACGAGACCTTTTTATTGTGGTTAAAGATATTTCATCAAATAAAGTATTTACGGAAGCACTAGGTACGGGAGAAGATGAAACATATCCTCCTAAACTTTTTAATGAATCTGGTTGTGGAGCTTCGCTGTTTTCTGCTAAAGAAATATTAGCTCCCGTTAAATATAACATCATATCAATTTCCTTTTTAATTATGAATAATTACGTTTTTCTTCCTCTGGTTCGTAGCTCTTCACATTAACGCTAAAGTTAGAATTAGCTAAAGTTTCAGAAATTCCTTCTACATTAGTATATTGAGCTATCGCAAGATCGTGATAGGCATAAGATTCCAATCCTATAAAGCGATATTTTATAGATACCGTTACATTATCTTCATAAGAATTATTAACTATTGGAAAAGCGATAAAAGCATTTATTCTATTTAAAGTATTTTGTATACTATATTTAAATCTATATGGAACGGATGAATTTGTTGTATTATTAGATAATGTAATTTGATATTCAATTTCTTTAAAGTCAGGAATTACAACAAAATCAACAACATTTATATCATCAAATAATTCAGAGTCATAAGAATCTAAATATAACGATTTCCCAATATTTTTAGAAATTATCCCCTTCTTCATACTATTTCGATTAACTAATAGCCAACCGTTAAATATATTATCAGGAATGTTATCTGCTCCTAAGAAATTGTTGCTTCCAGACAAAATGCTAAATATAGTAGAAGTAGCAGTATTAGTTAATTCATATTTTGTGACTTCATAGCCATGTTCTAAAATCATTTCTAAACATATTCCTTGTCTATTCTTAGAGACAATCGAAGCAGATAGTAAAGAAACTAGGGAATCATTATCCTCAGGATCTACTTCAGAATTAGAAGAAGTTGTACTAAATACATAATTAATCCTTTCATCTGTTATGTTTACATATCCATTATTGTCATATTGACAAAGAGCTATTATATATTGATTATCCTCTAATGTAGGTATATCATCACTTTCTATTATTGAAATATTGCAATCATCATAACTATATATATATTTATCATTTTCTGACGGTTGAAATCCAGGAGTAAAAGTTCCTATAACTTCATATTTAACATTATTTTCTGCAACAAAATTCCCAGATAATGTAGCAACAGTATCAGAAGTCACATCAACTACTTCATATTCAGAAGTATTTTGAGACGAAATTAATTTAACTTTCACTGGAAAATTAGGCTGTCCTCTCAAAACACTAAGAAATTCAGTACCGTTTCCTGTTAACTCTCCTGTGGAAGAAATATTTACAGTTCCTAATTCTATATTAGTAGATTTATATTCTATGATTATCCATTGTTTTGATGTTATACCATTATTAGGGATTTCTAATTCTGTGTTATTAAGTAGTTTAATAATATTCAAATTAGAATCTATCGCTAGTCCAGGATTTATTATTACATTAGTACTTGAACCATTTTTATTAGATGTTTTAAAATAAGCATTTTTATCTAAAATAATTCCAAATGATTTTATTATACATTTAAGAATTTTTTTATACCCATCGTCTACTATTGATTTTTTTAGGCGATTCAATTCATTTACTTCTAGAAATAAATTTGCACTAAAATTTACTGTTGCCATAATTTAATTATCTATATAAGTTAATATATCTGTAACAGAGAAAGGAAGCAGATATCTTTCTATTAAGTCTGTTATGTCAGATTTAGATTGTGATTTATTTTTATTTTCAAAAAAAACATGAAATATTCTATTAGATTGCAAAAATCCAATACTAAATGCATTATTAATTTGTTTATTCCTTAGAGGAATAATATTTGTTCCTCTCGCAAGAGGTCTTATCTTATAATTCCAGATATCAATAGTAGATTGACTATCTGTTTCTATGGTCGGAATAATCTTTCTTGTGAATGGATTGTTAAAATATAAATTATTTCCAAACCCAATATTAAGAACATCATTATATTTATTTTGCGAAAAATAACAATGAACTATACATTTAACACAATACCATTTATTTATAACAAAATGAGATAGTGATAGATTTTGTACAAAGTAATTGGTTATCTCTCCATTATCAGAATGTATAAATGAATCATTGAGAATATTACCTAAATTGTCAAAACCTTTTACAGAAAAAGAAATATTGCCATTATTAGAACTGGTTCTAAAACTAAATGATATTTCATAATCCATTCTTGATGAAACAACACAAGATTTTTCATCAGAATTATCATTACTTCCTAATCCACTATTATTACCAATTCTTAAAAATGTTTTATTGCTATCTGTTTGCAATGATACATTTCCAAATGTTCTATACTTAGATATATCTTTAAAATCTTCTGTATTTTCAGGAGTTTTATTCAAATTAATATCTTTACTATTTGTTCCTTTATACATAGGAGAACTATATCCTAAGCACCATCCTACGTTACAAGACGGAATTAATTCATATAGTAATTCATTATTTACTGTAGATTGTATTAATCTTATAAATTCACCATCTATATTCGTTTCTTTACTATCATTAAGAATATGTCCCTTACGAAACATAATCATTTCTGTACCACGTTTTGAAAGTTCATGATAATAATTCTTAGCAAGATATTGTAATTCATCTAGCGTCGCCTTTCCTCTATTAAAGAATAATCCCTTTTGTTCAACATATTCTTGCAAAAGATCTATATTTGAATCTATATTTTCAAACCTTTTAAGAAATTCAATAATAGTGGCAAAAAATTTTGCTATAGAAGAAAATAATATTACATAATCTTCATCTTCATTACGATCTATATTATCTCCTCTTTTTATATAATTAGGAATTATACCCCGATAATACAATTTCTTAAAAAGATTTCTAGAAAGACTTTCTGTATCATCTTCCCAAGCTATTGATTTGAATATACTTGAATTAAGCACTGGAGATTTTATTATATGTGTAATATAATCTCCATCTAATGTCAAGTTTAAAAATGAAATATCGGCAAGAACGTATGTTTTTGACACCCTAACAAATCTGAATTGTAATTCAGAATCTTGAGTTATTTTTATTGATGATAAATCGGAACCACTGCTATTTATCTCCTGCCAATCTGTATAAAAAATATCTTCTTGTCTTATTCTATAAAAAAAATTTATATCTCTTACATCTTCATTATCAAAGTTAAATTTATAAGAGGATATATTGGAAATTATACCATTAGCCTTTGGTTTAACTTCTATTAATATAGAATCTCCTACAATTGAAAGTATATTATCCTTGCTCATATATTAATTCTCCATTACTTAATCCGTATTTTTGAGGATCATCATCAGATAAATCTATTATTAACTCTCCATTACTATTAATATTACTTTTATTATTACTATCATCATCAGACAATAATAATTCTCCAATCTTTCCCTTAACTCCGTTTATTTCACTTCCTTCTTCTGATATTAAATCGGCTTCAAAAAGAGATGGTACAGTTGTTCCATCACTATTTTTATCAGAAAAACAATAAATTTCAGCCTTACCTGAATCTTTTGTTTTTGTTATGGTTTTGGTACTACATACTATCATATATCTTGAATTACTGAAGATGAAAAATTATTATCTGAATCATTAGGATAATTAAAAGAAGATAATACATTTTTATTATCAAAAATAATATTTCCATCTAAATCCCTAATTATGAATCCTCTTACACGAGGTAATTGATATTTATCAATATTAATATCTGCAGAAGGAGAAAAATAAGCATCTGGTATATATCTTACTCCGTCTATATTTTTTGCAGCATATAATATATTATTCCATTCTATTTTTTCTCCTTGTTCCCATGATCTATAATCAAATAGCTTACTAATTGCCACTTGCATATTATTCCTAACAACATCTTTATCATAGCTAGAATCTATATCTACTCTAAAGTCTATATCTATTGGATGCCAATCAACATTATTTAATTTCAAAGAAAATCCTGAATCATTTTTCAATAATTCATCAAGAGGTAAAAATTGTTCAGATTTAGATAATATCTCATTGAATTCTTCATCTGTGAAATTTTGACCATTTATTGGAACAACAGTCAAATTAAAATTACCATAAGAATCTATTCCTCCTTTATTAATCTTTAGAACCTTTTTATTTATCTTCATAAAGATTTGTTCCAAATAAGATATAGTATTCCTAGCTAATTGATTAACACTTTCCTTTATTCTTTGTCTAAATGTATCGTCATCTTCATTATCCATTCCTCCTGTAGCTCTATATTCATTTGTACAAGAGGTATGACCGTTGGGGACAGGAGAAACAGTATTTATTGTTAAAGCATCTACATTTGTTGTGCTTCCAGTTTGTAATGAATGAACAGATATGTATCCATATCCATTTTCATCAATGGTAAAATCTTCATCTGGAATAAATGTTATTCCGCTAGTTGAAGTAAAAGTTGTTGTAGCTTTTGAATAAGTCGTTCCTTCTTCTCCCTCAACACGAACATAAGTAGAACTACCGAATTCTGTAAATCTATCTGATATACCATTTAATTTAGCTATTTCATCTAAATATTGCCCATATGCTGTATCAGGGAACAAATGACCTTCAATAACTGCTTCATTAACCATTAGACGTTGTGCTAATTTAGCGCAGCCATAGGCTATTCCATTCAATACGGAATCATTTGAAATATCGGAAATTTTATCTGTCTTATTTAAAAGAATTTCAATAAATATCTGCTTTAATTCATCTACTGTGGTTATCTTTGTAATCATATCGTAATATTTTTTACGGTCGAATAAGTATATTTTGTCTTAACATCACAAGTAATAGTAAGCGATCCATTATCAAATGATGCATCAGTTATTTTTATATAATCGAATAAATCATCACCATTAAAAGTATTCATTAAATCTTGTTGTAATGATGTAAAGTTATAATTAGAATAATTTGTCCCTTCTAATTTATCTCTTCCATAATCCGGAAACTCTGGTATATCTCCTTTTTCTAAAGTAAGAAGAGTTTCAATTTTTTGATTAACATTATCTTCATATCTAACTATCTTTAAATCATTATCTTCAAAATCTATATTTTTAGATATATCTCTACCATATACTTTTTCTCCAATAGGTTCTTCTATTATGCTATCTACAACCACTGAATTTGTGTTACTTATCATAGCCTTAATATTAGATAGATTATCTATATCATAATCGTTTTCTTCTAGGTCATTATTAAGAATTAATTCATTTTCGGGAATAGAATTTTTCATACCTAAAGCAACATCCTGTATAGTTTTCATTCCTCCTACAGAATAATCTTTTTGAACTACAGATTTGTATCCCCTGGCAGTCTTAGATACTCTATTGTATTTAGGGAGTTTAGTTATTCTTTCTAATGTATCGTTTAAATCTTGACAATATTGTTGTAATTCCCAATATCCTGAATTTCCTAATTTTGTGGCAAAAGTTGAAAATCTTTTTAATAATATATCACTTCTATTAATAAGATCTTTTAAATTAAATATATAAGACGAATCAATAGTCTCTGATTTACCAGAAAAATATTCATATACATAAGAATATTGATTCTTTAAAAAATCTGCATAATCAATAAAATATTGAAGTAGATCAAATTTCGTTATATTTTGAAAATTATTGGCTATTTCTGATATCATAACATTCTTGTCATTTCATTAACCATATTCGTCAATCCAGTAGCTATTGAATTAGCAGAAACTGTTTTTAGAAAATTTGTCTTACTTTCAGAACTAAAAAAAGTTCTATTATCTGCTACTGCTCTTAATTGTATAGAATAATTCCATATCATATTATAATTTTCATTTTGATTAAATGAATAATTAATTACATCTGTTACATAAGATGTATTGAATGAATAATTATTGAATACAAGATATAAAGGCTTATTCTTTTCTGTCTTATTAGCTCTACTTAGGATATGTTCCAATAATTTTGTCAATCCGTATCCTGATTTCACGCCAGAATTTACTCCCTTAATTATTCCAAAATTGAGAGAAGAAAAACTATTATTAGAATCAAGAACATCATTAGGATCAGTATAATTTAATATTAATCGAAACTTTCTTCCAAACGATCCTGCTATTGAAATATCTATAGGAGAAAAACTGTCTGTAAAAACAGTAGAGATTCCTCTATTAGTCTTTATCATTGTTTGAATAGGAGTATGACTTTCTACTATCTGAGAAGGCATTACGACAAATGATATGAATCCTACTCTTTCTTTATTTTCTGTAAATAATTCTAATGAACAAAGATAATATTCAATATCATCAGGGACAATTGAATGAACAGCTGCTATGCCATATTGTTCTACCGCATCAATAGTATTGTTTATTGCTGCAGAAGCTGTCTTAGAAGAATCTTTTAATATAGTAGTAAGTAACCCCATAATGCATTCTTATTATATAAAATAATAATTGAGTTTTTCAATCTGTATTTGAAACTTTTGATAAAAAATCACCTAATTTTGATTTAATTGAAGAAAATTGTGATTGATTGATAGGAGTAGAACTCACACCAGACTTAGTAGTAACTGTTATGCTATTAATAGCGTCTATTAATTCTTCTAGCAGAGACTTTATCTTATTTCCTAATACCAATGGTTCTGATCCTTCATTTATATTAAATTTAGCGCATTTTGTATTAATGTTATCTTTATCAAAAGTAATAGAATTGTTAAATTGATCTACATAATTAACCTTATCCTTATCCAAGATAACAGTTCTTCCAAAAGAATCTATTATCTTTATTCCGTCTTGATTAATAGTTACGTTATTATTAAACTGGTCGAGGAAAGAAAATCCTGTAGAATCTCCTTTTATAACAATTAAATCTTTTTCTCCATCATTTAGATTAATCGTAAAACTATCTGTAATGTTTAACTCTAAAATCTTTGATGATGCAAAAATTAATCTAGAAGCCAATAAATTAATAATATCTTTATCTGAACCAAAGGCTTTTATTGTTATTACCGCTGGTACTGCATCGCTTCCTTTTACATTAATATTGATTAAACTATTAATAGCATCTATAAAAACTTCTGCTATCTGATCTGCAGTCTGTTGATAAATTCTTCGTTGTTTATTACTAGTCATTCCTGCATCTTCTGCACTAGGGATAACTCCGATCACAACAGGATAATTATTCAATCCTGCTCTTACCCATATAACAGAACTTCCTTTTTGTTCTGTAGTAGGGAAATGTATATCTGAAAGAGCTTCTTGAGTTATTTTTACGTTTCCTATATAACTATAACCATCTCCACCATCTATACATACCATTCTATTTCTATAACAGCTTTGAATATATTCTGTTATTTCAACATCTTCCGGAATTACAATAGATCCTACACCAGCATTTTCTATACCATTGTTAATTCCGTTATTAAAATCAAAATGTTTTGTCATTGCGGTGTTATAAATTGTAATTTATGTAAAAAGAAATTAAATACTTCTTTATTAACTTTCCAATTAGCGATAACATTATGCCAATTCCCCATATTTAAACTAGATTTATCTTTTTCATAATTTCCAAAGTCTATTAAATTAAAATAACTTATTTTTTTATTTCCTCTTGGTTCTATGAAATCTGAAACCATCCCATGTGACACACTTAATGTAGTTGTTCTTGTTATAGAATTATTTTCCACTGAATAGTTTTGAGATACAGCATCAACATAAAATGTCTCCATTACACCTTCTAGGTTTACTGATATAAATGTTCCTCTTTTTATTTTTCTGTTTCCCGTTATTGTTATTGTTCCTTTACGAACAAAAGGATTATAAGCATTACTTTCAATGAGATAATGTAACTGCTCTAATGCACTTCTGGCTTCTGAATTCCCATACTCGCTCTCCTTCCCCCTTTCTATCTTATCTCGAACGGCAGCATTAATAAAATTAACATATTGACTTTGAATAACTAAAGATTTACTTCCCCATAAAGATGCATATTCAGGAAATAATATAGCAGGAGTTATATATTTTAACATATCTGGTTCCCCCAATTCGTATGTTACATATAACTGATACCATGAATATATATTTTCAGTATTAAAAGAGATTGAACTGTTTATAATGTCATTAGTCATTATAACATATCTGTTTTTAATAATCTCGAATTTTTTAAATGAACTTGATAATGTTGTTTTATAAAATTTAGATTTATTATCATTAGCTCTTTTATCAGATAGAAGATTAACATAATGATCATTAGCATCATTATATTCTTTGGTCTTAAAATTATCTAACAAATTAAAATTAGAAAGATAATGAATCATATTCTTTCTATCAAAGGGTGGTTTTTTAATGATAAAATAATATTGACTGCCAAATGTATCTCCTGAAAATTCAACTAATGGTCTTTGACAAGCCTTATTAAAAAATCCTATTAAAGTTCCTGTCATAGATGATATAGTAGTGTCATAAACTAATAAGTTAGCAACACTACTATCTAAAACTAATTTTACAATTTGCCAAATTCCTGAAGCGTATCCATCTTTTATTTTCTCTGCAACTTCTTTATCATCAGATTCTGTTTCTCCCCAATCTACATCGGCACTTACATCTTCTTCAGAGGAATCTTCAATTTCAGAATCAGACACATAATCTTGTATCTTTTTTATTTCCTTATCTTGTTCTTTTGTTGGCGTTTCTCCTACTTTGGGAATAATTACGTTTTCATCTTTAACCGCTCTTTTCGTTACTTTATTATAAAGAGCATCAGATATAAGATATTTAGGATTAATATCTGTTCCATTAGAAAAGATATGATTGGGATCATATCTTATTTCAAAATGTAAATGTTTACCAGTAGAATCGCCAGATCCCCAAGATCCTGCAATACCTCCTGTCTTAGCAATGGGCTGACCTTCTTTAACATATTGTCCGCTTGATGCAATATATGCACTTAAATGACCGAATCTTAATTGAATATCTCCTTCTGTTAATGTCATCCAAGCGCCATATCCTCTTCCTGTTCTTCCACTACCTTGAAAATATCTTTTTACTTTTCCTGAAAATGGCGCATAAACAGTTGTCCCCACAGGTACAGAAAGATCTATCCCTCTATGCATTCTTCCATGTCTTAGCCCATAACGACTACTAACATTAATAGAAGTTTTCTTTCCTAACCATCCTCTTTTAAGATATTTTAAATTTGACATATTTTATTTTTTACTTTGGAGCAATATCACTAAATTTAGTTCTTTTATCTCCCCATTGAATAAATAATTCATCTGGAGCTATTTGCAAATTAGCTAATTGAGAAATTACTGATTTTATTATAAAGTCGATTGTAAAGCCGTTATTTTCTTTTCTGAACAATCTTATTGTTCCCGTCGTTAACATCCTTTTATCATTGGTAAATAGCTTTCCGTTGACATATTGAGAACCTCCCATATCCCCCTTTGCAGATGAAGAAGTATTTGAAAATGGATTTGTACTTCCGCTTGCCACACTTTGGGGAAAAAAGATATGACTATCGTCTGTTATCAATTTCATTAAATCTCTTCCTGAAATATTAACAGTATAATTTCCAGTTGAATCTTTATTCATAGTAACATTATCAACTAAAGCTATCATATCAAAAGTTCTATCTGCTATACTATAATCTTCCATATCATTTTGATCATCGAAAGATATAAATAATATATCATTATTTTGTATTAGCCAAGAAAAATAGTCCTTACTTCCAAGTTCACTCTTAGAATAAAATGAAGAAGATGTAGATTTTGAATTTTTTCTTGTGAATAATCTTAATTTTTCAAATTGACTTTTATCAAGAACACTAGATATTACATCTTTAGGACTTTTATCTACAATGCTATTCTTATCAGAATAAGGTATGCCTTGATTAACAGATGCTAATCCTCCTTGAGATTCTTTATCATAAATTGTATACAATGGTATATGAGGAAGAGATAATGAAAATCTACCTCCGTCTTCTGTTACCGTTGTATTCATATTCAAAACAAAATCTGATATATCTATCACTTGATTATTATCATCATATATATTTAAATTATTAGAATTCTTACCATCAAAATACATAGACTTAAAAAATCCTAATACCTTACATCCAGGTTTTATTTTCTTTGTATCATAATAGATATTCAATCCATCGTCTTGAACTATATTCTTTATATATTCATTATCAAAAGAAGTTACGTCAGCTACAGATTCTTGAAAATTAGTATGTTTAGCCGCAAGATTATATGTAACGTATTTTTTATCTATATAAAGATAACAAGGACACGGCAATGTCATATTTATATTAAGTTGTTTAGATGTTAAATCTGCTACTTTTATGAATAACTTATTCCCCTTCTTATCTGTTTCTGATGAATATAATTTATTTTCTCTTATAAAATTATACTTATCATCATTCGTCATTGCTGAAAATATAATATTTCTATTTTTTTCAAAAAATTCTTTTAATGTAAATTTTGAATCGAAATATATTCTATTATATTCTGAAAACTCCTCAAGAGTTTTAATTCGATTATTATTATGATATAATTTAAAATTAGCCATATTATTTTGATGCTTTACCCATATTCACAATACTAGATGTCCATTCTGAAAGCATACTGTTAATAGCCGACAATATCTTTCCCTGTATAACATTAGAATTATACTGATAGCCAACTAGTTTACTAAATACCTTATCAGATAGAATATTTTGATTTCTAACCATTGCGGGAGTATAACCTTCTTCTGCTCCTCCCTCTTCAAGTTTTGCTACATACCTAGAAGGACTACTACGAACAACTCTATTATATCCTCTATGTATCATTCTTTCGGCTATCGGTTCAAGTATATGAGGATTTTGTATTTTATAATATTGTTGAAAAGCTAAATATCCAGATGTAGTAGATTCAGGATCTCCATATACAGCTCTTAATCTTCTCGCCATTGCTTGTTGAATTAATTGCTGTATCCTAGGATTATCACTATATTGCATCTCCTCTATGCGTCTTATATTTCCTCTTGCTGATGGGAATAGACTTTGTATTACATCATAAGTAAGAGTTTGTAAATATCCTCCGCCTGGATTTTGAACAGCTTGTGAAACATTATTTAATGCTCCAAGTTGTCTTTCATCTAGACTGTTCCCAAATAATGATTGAGCCGTTGCTACTTGTTGAATTGCATAAGAAGAAGAAGGACGCAACATATAAGACTTTTGATAATTCATCATAGTCGTTACATAATTCATAAATTCCTGCGTTCTTATATAATCGTCTCCACTCAATCCTTTTGTTCCTAAACCGCTCATTGTAGATACAATATCAGATATAACATTATTAACATTAGTATTTCTATATCTGTCATAACCAGACAATTGTCCTAATGATCCAGAACTCATATTGAAAACTCTCTCAAGAGCATCTGATATTAAAGCAGTATTTACAGAATTTCTATCTACAAATCCTCTTTGTTTTATTCTTTCAGCAGCTACTTGAGCAAACTGCTGTGAAGTATATCCTAGATCGTATAATGAAAATTTAGAATTAGGAGAAAATGCACTTAAATCAACTCCGCTATACAATTGTTGAGATCCTACACTATTAATCATAGCATCTCTAACTACTCCAACCGGACCAGCAGATTTTAACATCATTGCTAAAGAATTATACCCTTGTATTCTTTCTGCAATAGGTTGTAAAACCTGTCCTATTTGAGCAATAGCTTTATCTGCATCTTGACTCTCAGAATTAAATATACTGGAAATAAAATTACCAATAGATCCTCCTATAGATCCTCCTATTCCAGCGCCAAGTATTCCTCCACCAAATAATCCTCCTAAAAGAGCTCCAGCTCCCGTTCCTATTGCTCCGCCAAGGGCAGTATTCATTTGAGCTCTTTGATTATATTCTTCTAGAACTGCTCCATATATATCCCCTCTAGATGCAGATGCTAATGAACTAACATTTTGAGTTTGATTCTGATACCATAAATCGTATATTTGTCTTCCGCTAGACATATATTGCATGCCGTACATCGCTGCCATTCTGGCATCAGACCAATTACCAGCTCCCTTATTTTCTCCGCCTTCTAAGACTCTATTTATCCTTTCTTGAGCTTTTTTAGCATCACCAGAAGCTAATTTCGCTTCTTCTTCCGTAGAAGCATTGTCCCTTCTCCAAACGGCACTCTTATAATCGTCTTTTAGACGATTCATATAAGAATTAGGATTGGGATGAGATAATTCATCTGTCAGCTTTTCTATTACTTCTGATAAATTTTCCTCGCCCTTAGCAACCGCCCCTTCTTTAGCTTCATTTATACGTTGAATTTGTGGATCGAAGTATCTATCTATTCTATCATGTTCTCGTTCTTCTAATTTTTTGTATTTAGAATTTATTTGTTCTATTATTTCAGGATTGGTTTGTCCTACAAGATCTCTATTTCTAGCAGCAATAATATTATCTGCAACTTGACCATGAGCTTGTTCTCGTAAATTTTCAATCAAATCTATCTTTCCAGCAGCATCCTTCCCAATTACTGAAGAAATGTTATTTGATTCTTGTTTACTCATCTGTTGCATTAAGGTTGTAAAATTGGCAGTTCCTGGAACCATTACTACACCTCTCTGCTGTATTTCGTGTCTTATGTCTTCTGCAATTCTGTCTGTATTAGGCATAGAAGAAAAAGTACCGTCTACCTTTTGAAATTCTCTAAGATTTATCCTTCGATATCCTTCATCTCCCATATTTCCTCCATTGTTAGAACCAGAAGAGGGAGGAGGAGTTATATTAGGAGGGAAATTATTATTAGGAACATTAGAAGGTTGATAACCATTATTATTAGGATTATTTATATTCTGATTATCAAATCTATCATTCCCTCCAGAACTTTGGACGCCATTAACTTCTACTCGTATAGCCATTACTACTTTTTCTTTTTATTATATTCAGATAAATCTAGATTATCATAATCATCTTTTATTTGTTTATCTGTCAACTTTACTTCATTATTTTTATCTATTCCTAATTCTTTATTTTCTTTTTCTTCTTTCTCAATATTTAATCTATTTATCTCTTTTCTTATTAAAAGATCTTCCCTATAATCTATTAACATATCGATAAAATTCATATCTCTATGTTTAATAGAGCCAAATGAAATATTATATTTTTTCCTCCACCAATAGTCAATTGGAAAATCTTGCCATGCGAATATATAATGATCTAAATCATTCTGTTTCTTCTTTTCTGAGTTTATCATCCTCATCAATACTATTTTCTGCCATCTCTTTTATTTCTTTCATAGTAGCATTATACCATGGTCTTATCTGCTTTGTATAAGCTCCTACAATGTCTTGTATTTTTTCTAATTCAAGACTTGTATAATTATTAATGTCATAATATTTTGCAACATCAGGACAAACAATAGTCATAAATGAGATAGAATCTATTAAATCTAATGCAAAATAAGCACTAGTAACACCACTAGCTGCCATAACGCCATATCTATTTCCCGATAAGGCTTGTTTCATCGAATCTATATCAATGATTTGACCAACATTAGGAAATTTTGCAATAAAAATTTTTTTACCAATGTTAAATTTTTTACTTTTTTCCATTACAATCATTTTTAATTAATAAATAAAAAGGTGTATATCACTAAAGACATACACCTTAATTATAACTGAAATCATATACTATGCCGTCGTATCAGTAGCACTATACAAGATAGGAGTAGTATATTCAAATTCTGTATCTCTACCTGAGATCTGTCCTTCTTGAACATCGAATCCTTCTCGACTAGCAAAGGCTCCTGTAACTTTCGCAAAAGTTTCGTATTTAGAATTAACTAATCCTGTATCAGGATCAATAGTTCCGTCAGAGATCTTTCTCATTACGGCTATTTCTAATCCATCTTCTTGAAGTAGAATAGCATTAGCCCATGAATCAAGATTTCCAGCATTTCTAAATGTTCCCTTTTTCAAAACATTAGCTAATAAATTAAAATTAATAGAATAAGCAGAACAAGTTAAAGAACCACTCCATTCTAATGCCGGAAGTTCACTAGGAGTTAGTCTTCCTATTCCAGATACTCTTCCTCTTCGTATTTGTTCTGTTATTCTAAGATTTCTCATCTTACCAACCGTAACGCTATTAATCTGTATAATAGCGAGAGGAGCTGTCATCACTTTTCTATCTTTTGCCATAATAAATTTTCTTTAAATTGATTAAGCTGTGAAATCTACAATATTACCTGTAAAGAATAGTTTATTAACAGGAACATTTGGAACAAAATCATAAGTCGTATAATAATCTCCATCATTAGCAGTTGTTTTAACATTTTTCCAACTGATGATTAAATTATCAGTATCTGATGTTGCGGTTAAAGATTGAAGTTTTGTTTCAACAAAATTCTTAACAGTTGCAACACTTGCTGTAGCTGCATCATCTCCTACAAATCTACTTTCAGCATCAAGAATTATTTCCTTATTCAATTGAGCCTTAATAAGAGCAATTGAAAATTCCATAGATTGACCATCATCTGCGATGGTTCTCTTATTATCTTGAAGAGTAGTAATTCCTTGATTAATTACCCAATATCCGTTAACATTACGAGTATGTAAGATTCCGGCTTGCAAGGCATTTTCTCTCTCCTTTTTCTTGAGATTATACTTAAAGGCAGAATATCCTGTCTTTTTAAAAGTAAGAGGAGTTTGAGCTTGACCTCCGCCAACCATGCCACAAACAGTTGCCGCAAAATAAATAGGATTCAAATATTTAGTTCCATTACCATCCTTTCTAATTATCTGAGGAGAACCATGAACTACAATAACTTGTTCTGAATCATAATATTTTGCAATAGCCTGAGAAGTATCAGAAGCTCCTAACAAATCATCTTCATCACTTCCTCCAGGAACTACCATAAATTCAGTAAATTTTGCACTTTGTTTTAAGAAAGTAAATAACTTACCATTTGTAGAAGCATCTGTTCCAGCCGCAACTGTTGTATTTGTGCATAAGAATGTTGTAATATCTAATTCAGATATATTTTCAAGAACATCATCGTATGCTCCTGCCGAAGCATAATCCGTTGTTCCTCCTGTTGCTAAAACTTCAGCGACAACAACTAGATTTGAATTATCTGTTCCCGTTTTACTTACAACAAAATTATTCTTAACGTACTTATCAAGAATACACCAATTATACAAATCATTAAAAGTGCTAAATTCTCCAGACTCAACAATCAAATCAGGAGTAGAATCATCTATAGTTTTCGTTCCGAAAATTTCCCCACTATCATCTATACCTTGATAAGTTCCCTTAAAGATTTGAAGTTTGAATTTTGTAGGATCGTCTATTCCTGCCACTATTTTAGCAGAATATCCTAATTTTAATGAACCTCCAACTTCAACTCCGTTGCCTACAACCCCTTCATTTTTACATTTAAATACTAAAGTATTAGTACCAATAGTTAATGTTATTGTAGCACAAGTTGTTTTTGCAGCTCTACAATAATAAAGTTTAGGAGCTCCTGCTACTCCTTCTCTTGGAGTAAATATTTTAGCAGCAATGTCTCCGATTAAACCTCCGCCTACAAAATTCAAAAAGTCTTCATAACTATTGAATTCATAAACAGATTGTAACCCATTCACTAATTCTCCTTGAATACCCGCTCCTCCGGAAAACTCATAGCCATTACTATCTTTTGATAGACCTGTATCTATGATCATAACATTTCCAAACTGAGCAACATTTTCAACAGATGTCGGACTATACACTGATACAGCATATGCGCCAGGCTCTATATAATTCTTTCCATGAAAATTTACTACTGTACTCATTTTATGATAAATTTATAATTAAGATATTAATTTTCTTATTAATAATAATTGAAATTGAATATTATTTACTCAATAGTACCTCCTTTAAATGCAAAAGATTTCAAAAATTCACTTACTTTTAATTGAGGAACTGTTAATTCATATTGAAAATTCAAATTAAGAACTTTATTAAACATTCCGGCTGGGATTAATTGGTCATTGAAAACTATATCATTACCAGATAATTTTATGTTCATTAATCCCTTCAAAGATAAATGAGGCATTACGACTATTAAAAGAGATTTTAAAACATTATAAACTAGATTCACTTCACTAATATTAGATGAAGTTATTATTATTTGATAAGTAGTGTCAAATAATTGCGTAAACTTTTTTTGTTGTCCTACATTTTTAATTTCTTCTGTCTGATATCCCTCATCTTCTCCAATAGTAGGTTCAAGAGGTTGCTCAGATGGTAAAACTATACAAATAGATATTGGTTGATTTACTTTAAAAGAATATCCAAAAGAAATATCTAAATTTCCTAGATCAGAAAATATTTTCTTTGCTTGATCAAAGAAATTATATCTATTTACTTTTAAAATATTACCATCTTCATCTAATCCTAATAACTTATATAAAAAAGTACTTGAAGGAGAAGCAGAATATTTCTTTAAATCGTTGCGAATATATGTTATAATACTGTTTAAAGTATTATAAATAATAAACTCTGGCATTAATATTCCCGTCATAATATCTTATCTAAAAACATTTTTACTTGGTTTTCTACTATTGTGTCAACATTAATCTGTTGTATTGCTTTATTAGCAAAGTGCTGAGCTATTAACCCCTTATGTATAAAAGCTAATGGGTCTGAATTTGCGCCTACTCTTCTAAATGACATATAAGTATTTTGAGTAGTCTTTTCATAAGCTGCCGCTACCTTTGTCAATCCTTCATATATGCTTGATTTATGTATATATTCTTCGTATACTGTTGATTTAGTCTTCTCATCAATAATAGCTGCACGACTTTGAGGGACGTCGTAAGGAGAAGGAATTTCTGAAGATTTTAAAGGAGAATTAGACGGTTTTTGTTTAATTACGTCATATATTTCTTGAGGCATCTCATTTGCAAATCCTGCTTGTCCTACTATACCAGGAGTTCCTTGTCTAAAAGGTATGGTTAAATACCATTGACCCCCTGGAGATATCATTCTTCCCCTTTTATTATAAACAGGAACCGTATATTTAACATATTTTGAATTTTTGAATCCTTCTTTCATATCAAAGGGCGCTGCTCCATTCTCTATCATCTCTGGAAATTTTCCAGTTAATACTATTTGTTTAGCAAATCTCCCCTTATCTATTATGTTCAAATTTTGTAAATATGTTGGTAATGTAGATTTTAACTTTTCTTTAGCCAAATTTTCCCATTGATAATAAATCGCTGAAGTGACTAAATCTACACACGTTTCAGTCATCTTATCTATAATCTCATTCGTTAAGTTAAATTGAGATTTTAATCCAGTTAAATCTATTTCTATGGGCTCTAACATACTTTCTTAATATTATTCTAGTATCTCTATTGCTTCATCTATAGAAGAAATATTAATATCATCCATTAAAGATTTTCCAAATTTATCCTCTGCTTCCGATATTGCTATCGCTAAAGCCTGATTCTTATCAGTGACTATTTCTCCGCTAGAAGATTTAAGAGTTCCCTCTTTAAACTCTCTCATTACCTTTGCAATCTTTCTTTGTTTTTTATCTTTAATTGTCATAATTACTCCTTCTTTATAGAATTATCTAATAATTCATTATCAAATCTTTGCGCATCCCATATATAATGAGCTTTTCTTGCAATTGCATTTATAGGCATCGATCGCATATCTCCCCCATTAGAACAATAATCATTACTTCTTACTGTCATTAATTGTCTATTTATTTGTATTATATGATAAACAGGATAATGTGAATATCTTATAGATATTGATATATCTGGCATATTTTGATTAATATCATTAGATGGAATATTATTTATAATAGATTGGTCAAAAACTATTCTATTTCCGTCTACAGTATATTTATCAGAAGACAATGGCATTAATTTAACAGAATCTCCAACATATAAATATATATTACTTATAGTTAATGGTTCATATATAGGATAAGCTATTAATTCGTTGTTATATAGTATAGGTCTTAATATTTCAGTATAGTCTTCAAGCTGAGTTCCAGTAAATATTATTCTATCCATGAAATTCAATTTATCTGAAGCTCTAGCGGTTATTCTAGCTGTTCCTAGTGTTGTTTTGCTCCAATCTTGATACTTTACAGAATCACCCATTCCCTGAGCAATTACTTTTGTTTTTCTTTTTTCTACAAAAAGCCATCCTCTTCCTAGACAATTTTTACAAGTAGACAATGCTTGTCCTGTCCCTTTATCAACGCAAGGACATCTCATAGCTTTTTGAATATAACAATCATATCCATTCTGATAAATAAGACTATTAAATTCTCTTACTTGCCATCTTGGTTGTGGTATAGAGGTATCTGGTGAAGTAATATCTGTAATTATGTTTGTTGTTAATATACTTTTAGACATACTTAAAACAATTAAAGAACTTCAAAAACTAATCCTCTGTAATTCTCTCTCATTGAATCCATAGAAGCATTTATTTCATCAAGATATAATTGTATTCTATCTCCAAATATCCCATACTTTCCCCCCTTAGTAAGAGGAATAGTTTGCGATACGCCATCTAATGAAACATTTAAAGAACTTACACCAGCACCATACAAAAATCCTCCTATTATAGATAGAACGTTTATAGACGTTAATCTACCAACCATATCTAAAAGATCTTGAGGCATCTCATAAGGATCCCATCCTGTAACATACTTGAATCGCCAATAATTAGGTATATAATCTTGACCAAACCATCCCATATAAGGAGTTATTCCATTATATATAAGAGAGTTTTGTGTCATATTAGCGCCTTCTTCACTTGCACTATTAGGTATTAAATGTATATTTCTATAAACGGCTGTGCTCTCTGTTTTCTTTAAAGAGAGCCATTCCATGGGATAATTCAATTGACACGCTGAATTTATATATCCTTTTAAATAAGCAATATAATCTACAGGATACATTGCTCTAACATATCCCCATTTATTGAATTCCTCTCTTATAAAGTTTTGACTCTCTTCTATTACTTGTTTATTGAACTTTATAGAAAAAAGTACTTCTACTTTTTTTTGAGAAACTTCAATCTGATGCTGAATAGTAGATAGAGGCATCTTATCTCCGTCTAGTGTACAAACAGGAATACCATAAAGATATAATTCCATTAATTCTGTAGCACTAAAAAGCGTACCTCTATTTTTATTATATTGTATTTTAAGAATTAAATTCGGCATGTCAATAAGAATTTATATTATCAGATCTTTTTTAGAGCTTCATTATACTTCTTTATCAAATAAGCTGCTAATAATTTTTCTGAATTTTTCTCAGACGCTAAGAATTTAGACCATTCTGATTCTGGATATTTATTTTCTTTAATAAAAGAAATAAGTTCATCCTTCTTCATTTTCTTAAATTCCTCTTTTGGATCATCAGATTCCTCAGATTCTTCTGAATCCTCTTTCTTATCTGAATCATCTGAAGTTTTAGAATCTTCTTTATCTTTCTTAGAATCTTCAATATTTTCAACTTTTTTCCAATCATGTGTTCCTTCTATTAAAGATTTAGCGCATTTTTCGGAAACTTCGCATTCACCATTGGAATCTATATCAATAATTCCATCAACAGGAACGCACAATTTGATTGATTTAATCTTTCGATTTACAGCTTTAATTTTAATTTTCATACTTTTAATTTTAATAAAAAAGGGGATGGGGTTAATTACGCCCACCCCCAATTTTAATTATTTAACAATTATAATCATTTCTTGTATGCACCAATATTAATTATACGCACCATTTTCTTAGGAGCATACAAGAATGGAGTACCATAAAGAAGAATCATAAAACGAAATGCTGGACTAAGCATAGCTAAATCCATCTTCATAAGAGGAGCAAGTTGAGCGAATTCGACAACTTCATTATCAAATTGAACAAGCATAGCCTGATCTGTATTAGGCAAAAAGTAGTTCAAATCTCTAATCTTCCCAACAGCAGCACCATTTAATCCCCTAGCTACATCATCTAAAGATACCTCAAACAAAGGATAAAATTGACTAGTTGCAGTTCCGCCTACAGCAGTTCTATATATTCTATAAGCAGTAGCCTTATTAACACCTCCGCCATCTGTAATAGTTATATCAGCAGCGCCTGTTGCAACTAAAACAACAGCAGGAGTTGCAGCAACCAAAGCAGATTCACCATAACGATTAATAGCAGATACAGCATAAAATACCGAACCGGCATCAGCGGCAGCAAACTTACTACCAGCAACGCCAGCATCAACAGATACAGCAGCTACAGTAGGAGCAGAAGGAGCTTTATCAGAAGAAGGATCACCACCAGCGGTCTTTGCGGGATGTTTTTGGAAGAATACGTCTTGATTCAATCCAATAGGACCAAATTGAGAGTCGAATTCACGAACCCTTTGACCCATAACACCATCCGTAACAGCAGGACTATTAGGCATGATAAATTTATTGCCATAGAACTGTTTTACGAATCCACTAAGAACTGATGGAGAAGCATATAATTGGGTTGCCAATCCGTAAGAATTAACAATAGCATTAGCTCCGCTTTCAATATGTTCCTCAGATAAAGATACTCCGCGACAATCTATTACATTATCAGAATTAATATATGAATCATAATTTGCCCACGCATCACTTTGCTCTTGCTGAGCAAGGAAACCGTTGAATTCAAGAGGAATCTTTTTTTCATCTCCAAAATAAAGAGATTTATCCAACTTACGAAGAATCCAGAGAGTACCATCTTTTATGGTACGTTCAATAATACTACCTACCATAGTATTAACAAGAGTCATTTGATGAGTAACACTCTTAGTTACTCCAAGATATTTAACTAACTGGGCTCTACGTACATAGATAGAATCTTCTTCTTCTGGAAGTTCTCCTTCAGAGTTAAAACCACCACGGTCTTCACCGTAACTAGTCTGTTGATTATATTCCTCTACAGTATTATAAGCAGGCTTTTTAGGAATATCCTTCCATAGACGAATATCACTTTCCCTAAAGGTAATATGTTTCAGTGTTTTATCTAGACTCTCAACCTTTAACGGAGAACCAGATGCATCTGACATATTAGTAGTTTCACGACCAGTTATGCTACCAGCAGAGAGTGCTTTATTAAGAGCATCTACGTCTTGCTGATTGCCTGATCCATAACCGTCTCCATTAACCCCATAATCAGCAAGGTTGATTGATAATTTACTCATATTTTTTTTAATTTAAATTAAGATATTATTTATTTCTATTTTGTGATTTGAATTTTATATTCATTCTTAAGACGAGCAATTATATTAGCTGGCATACTTCCTGTAGCTTCAAAATGAGTACAAGCCTTATCAAATTCGCTATCAAATTTTCCACCATTAAACGTGGCTTCATCTAATATTTCTGAAACGGCAGCTTTATTTAATATAGAAACTTTTTGATATTTAGAATCTTCATTATTAAGTTCGTCTTCCTGTCCCTTTGAAAACCTTCTTTCTACAGGAGCAGCATGTCTAATAGATTTAGCAGCAGGAATCCCAGAACCATATTTTTCGATAGATTCATTCATAGTAGAAATAGTTTCATCCTGTCCTTTAACTAAATCTTCTAATGCATCTATACGATCATTAGCATATGTAATTGACTCATTAGCCTTTTGAAGTTTGTCATTAGAATCTTTCAATAAAATTCCTAGCGCTTTTATACACTTTATTTGATCAACATGAGAAATCGCAATTCCCTTTTCAAGAGTATCAAAACGATCCCAAAGACCTCCTTTCTTTACACCTCCCTTATCTTCTTCATCCTCATCATCTTCGTCTTCATTTTCCTCCTCTTCTTCATCCTCATCATGCTCTTCATCTTCTTTTTCCTTCTTAGAAGATTTAGAATTCATCTTTTTCTTAGAATCTTTTTTAGAAGATTTCTTTTCATCTTCCTCTTTAGATTCTTCATCATCTTCTTCAGCGTCAGGATCTTTTTCTTCTTCTTCCTCAGGATCCTCTGCCTTTCGGACATCATCTTTATTATCGTCTCTTTCAAGACCTAAAGCATCATAGGCTTTATTGATGTCTTCCTCTGTTATTCCTTCTTTTTTTGACATATTAGATATTTTTTCAATTAATGTATATATTTCCTTCCCCTTACTGAATTCCAAGTCAGGATTATCTTCAAAAATTCTATTAATAACTTCTGCCTTTCCTAACTTACCAGACATCTGTTCTTTGGTCTCACCGTCTACATGTTCTCTTTTTAGAGCTGAAGCGTCTTCAGTATCTAGAGCCTTCTCTTCTTTTTTATCGTCATACTTTTTAACAGTATTTGCTATATTTTTATTAGCATTTACTCCCCTTCCATTAGATTTTTCCTTTTTCAATGTATCATCTTCTTCGGAATCCTCATCATTTAAATCATCCAACTCTCCCTTTATTATATTAGCGAATGTTTTAGGATTCTTAGGCATATGAGTTATTGCTACACCTGTAATAACGGCTTTTTCTACTTTCTTATAAGCAGGATTATTTCTATCAGAAGAACCTCTTTTTAATACTTGCCCTTCTATAGAATATCCAAGTCTACGTGTCTTGGAATCTGTCTCTAAAGTCTTTGCTAATTCCCAAATATCTTTAGCTACTTGACTAGATGGATATAATCTCGTCTCTATATAAAGGCCATTTTTATCTATTTTTGCTTTTGTAGGTTCTCCTACGATTGTAGCTGGATTGCTTTTAGCCTGATGATGCCAGTTTACTAAACCATTTTTCATCAACGGTCTTATGTCAAATCCCTTAGGATCAAGATATTCTCCATCAGCATCCTTATCGGCAGTTGAAGCTATACCTCCTAAAAGCATTTGTTCTTCACCCGTTTCAGGATCTAGAGCTTTTTTAATTCCTACAGGACAATAGAATTTAAAATTATTTTCAGATTTATTCATAAATAAAGATCTAAATGATTATTGAATAATCATTAATATAATACCTGTTTATTACAATATTGAATATATAATGATAAAAAATTATTCAGAAATTGTACGATTAACCCATCCAAAAAAATATTTTTTATTTTTAGGATGTTTTTGAGTTATCTTTATATAATATTTTATTTTTAAAATTTTAACAGAATTTGAATAATTCTTATATTCTATTGAATCTTTATAGTATTTAATACTATCTTTATAAATCTTAATTAAATTAATATAGTGATGAATAGAATCTTCTTTTAGTTTCATCGTATCTCTTAATGAAATAGTTTTATCATCATTAATAATTTCCTTCTTTTCTAAAAAAGAAGTATCCTTATTATCTGCATTTACAATATTCTTTCCTCCACAATTTGCAAAAAATAAAGCAAAAAATATAAAAGATAACATTAATGTAATTCTTTTCATCCTACCACACTATTTAATTTCTTTAATAACATATTATCCATCTCTCCATTTTCTGATAAAGAAAAACTCTTTTGAGACATTTTTACAGCATTAGATATTCCAATATTAACTGAGGAATCTAAAAGTAAATTAGCTACTTTTTGGTTACTTATCTTATCTCCCCATATTTTATCCCAAAATTCCTTTTTATAAAAAGAAGATACATAATTTGTAAGTTCTTTATTTTCACTAAGATTCTTATTATTGAGTTTTTTATCTTTCTTGTAAATATCTATTATATTCCATCCTTTCCAATTAGGGAACCAACGTCTAGAAATACCTCTATACGTTTCTCCTCCCGAATCTTTAGGATCGTTAACATATCCCCCTTCATTCTTTAAAATGATAGAAAAGGCCTTACTAAAATCTGCCATTATTTTCCGAATAAATAATTCTCAGCTTTTTCTAGATCTATATTTTCAGCTTTCCAAGTCTCTGGCAAAATCTTTTCACTCTTTAACTCTTTTGCTCTTTTTTTAATCCATCTTTTAGCTCTTTCAGGATCTTTTGCTCTTCCGATAGATTTAATAGCATTTTGTAAATCTGAAATATTACGAATAGGGAAGGATCCATCAGGAAGCGCTTCTTTCTTTTTAGACAAACTCTTTCTCTCCTTTTCAGAAAATTCCGCTTTTTCTATATTATCGCCAAAAAGATAATCTTGTGCCTTTTTCAAGAGTTTATTATTTTTTTTAGAATCTTTAGAACTTTTTTTATCTTCGGAATCTCCCGAAATAAAAGAATCAATAGCTTCTTCTCCATAAAGTTTAGAATAAAGTTTAGGATTTTTCTTTTTCATTTCTTTCTTTCTTTTCTCTAGGTCTTCTTTTGTCTTGACCATATCTTCAGCAGTAATTGCCTTTTCTATAATATCTTCCATTTCATTAAAATTAATAGATTTTATAATATTCATTGCCTTAACTTGCCATGGTAAATTTGTTCCTATCTGAACTGTACCGTGTATCATTTTTGTTTTTCCACCATTCTTAATAGATGGTCCAATAGCTTGCATAACTTGAATAAAACTTCTTGGAGTAAATTTAGCAGGATCAGCTTCATTAACATTATCTTTCATAAAGTCATAAGCCATCTTTCTAATTTTTTGTTGATCTTTCTTATCAGGAAAATCTTTATTAAAAGCCTTTTGATAAGAAGACAGTCCCATAGTCTTATATCTATTAGCTAATATCTCTATTGTTTCATTTCTCGTAAAATTAATATTATTTACAATTCCACGAGATAAAACAGCTTTTTTATCTTCGTTCTTTTCTGCAATGTTATCAACATCTTTATTTGTAAGAACTATTATTCTTCCCTTCCAAACCTCTGTATTCCCTGTATCAGGATTAACAAAAGTTCTACTCTTTTCATTATTATCACAAATTTTTTTAAGAGTTTTATCCATTGCTGCAGAGCGAGTCGTTAAAATCTTGTCTGCATCATCAAATACTAAAATATGACCATGATCATCACCATTATCATCTGTATAAGTACCATTGTACTTAGATAACATTCTCCTAAAATCTTCCTCATCATCAGGATCGTCACATTGAACCCAGCCATAATCATTGCCTTCAGAAGGATCATCTCCTTCTTCTAATTTAGGAATATCGCTATCATTTAAAACAGCCCATAAACCATATGATTTACCAGCTCCTGCTCCTCCAGATGAAATAAATAAAGGAGTTGTATCCTTATTCACAAAATCTTCGTATTGTTGATTTAATTCACCAATCTTATTAGTAGGAGTAAGATATCCCGCTAATTGTCTTTGTTGAAAATCCTTTACAGCATCATATTGCTGTCTTCCAACCAAAGTATCAAAATTAAATGATTTTTGAACAATAGGATTCCTCTTGTCTAGCCAACCTACATCACCGCCCTTAAATTTATCCATAAAAGAATCCATATCGAATCCCTTAAGATCGATATCATAATCTTCAGCTTCCTCTGGATTATTAATTTCATTTGCATATTTAAGAGCATCTTGTTTCTGTTTCTCTCTATCCCAAAGATCCTTTAAAGTACCATTAAAATCTAACTTATCTTCCTTTATTCCACGACTAGACGCTTCCTGAAAGGCTAAATGTCTATCTAAAGCATTAGCCTTATTATTATTAATAAATTTTATAAGATCGTCATCTGACATCTTAGAATATTTTCTTCTTTCTTCAGATGTAGATACACGAACAGGACGACCATTTATTTTTTTAAACCTAGAATCAGGAACTGAAATTTTAACTTCTGGACCATTAGAATATTTAATCTTTGATTCAGGAGCCTTTATATATCCATTAGGTAAATCCTCTGATTTTACCTTATCTTTATCATAATCTTCTCTCTTCTTAAGAACATTAAAAATTAATTGTCTTAAATCTTTTGAGTTATTCTTATCATTAACTGCATTAACTAGATTATCTGTTTTAGTTTCATTAGCATATTTTACAACTTCATCTGGGGTAAAATCAGATAATTGTTTAGACCCTTCATCTTCAGATTTTTTATTCTCTGTTACATCATGATTCTCTTTTGTCTTATTTTCACCCTTCTTCTTTCTCCATAAAGGCTTACCACTAGAATTAAGAGAAGCAACATAATAAGTTACTCCTTGGTATACTTTTTCGTCTCCTACATTATGCGCTTTTTGTATAATATCTTTCATATTTATATAAAAATTTTTATTATATAAATAATAATTGAATATTAAGTTTTCCAATTAATAGGAAGATTAATTTTATAAAATCCTTCCATTATTTCCTTCGTTATTCTAATTACATTATCAGAATCCTTTCCTACTTCTAATTCTTTAGTAATATCCTTTTTATTTAACTTACATAATTTAATTATATCGAGAGCATTCTTTTTTGCATTAAAAAGTTCCCTGACTATTTCAAAATTATGTTTTGTATCTTTAAAAAATTTAGCAGAAGACATATTAAAAGCATCTTTTAGCTTATCTGCAAATTGTCTAGGAGTAGAATCCCATGGTATAATAATGGCTCTAATGTTCTCAAATAGTGGATCATATAAATTTCCCTTCGATTCAGGAGTTAACCCTCTATAATCTCTCAAAACAGGATACGCACCTTCTAAAATAGCCTCAATTATAAATCCATTTATATGCGTTCTGCAATATTTACTATAATGTCTTGACCAAGATGGGTCTATAGCAAATTTTGTATTCTTCAGTTTTTCTCTTACAGCGTGTCCAGACATTTGTCCAGCGTACTCCATATTATAATTAATCGCTCTATTCCATAAGGATATCTTTTGGTCTAAATCATTAGGTAAATCAGGATCTCTTTTTTTATTACAAATATATTCTTTTTTAATCTTAGAAGAAGATGTCATATAATTATATTCCATTCCTGTTCCTGCGATTTCAATTGAATATTCTTTATTCAAATAAGGAATTGCGGCTATTAATTCTTCCATATGCTTCATTGTCTTAAACATATGAGCTGCGAAGAAATCTTGGTTTCTATTTTTAATCATACGTATTGGCATCCTAGCATTATCCGAAATATATCTTGGATTCAAAAGTAAGGCTCTTGGTATTCCTATTTCATTACAACAATGATATGCTGCAAGATGAGCACATGCTAAAAAATGTATCTTATCCTTTAATGCAGATATATTACTTGCCCTAACATTGAAATAAGCGTCATGAACTATGAATACCTGTTTTATATTATTTGGTAAATCAAAGAATTTCCACCAAAAATCAAACTGAATACCTCTCTTCGTCCATATTGAACTTTTAGTAGGCATAAAATTCCATAATATTATATCGAATTTATTAGCTATATTTCTCCAATGTTCTAAAGAGTCATCTTCATATACCCCTATACGATTGCTAGGAGGAAGAAAAAAGCCATAATAATTATTGCGCCAATATCCCGTAGCTTCGTCTTTTTCATAACCTCCTGATTGAGAATTAAAGTTAATTCTTTTATTATAATCTCCAGATTCTAATTCCTTAATCCTTTTATCATAAAACTTTTGACTAACAGACGAAGGATTCATTTGTACGACATCTACTTCATTTCCCAACTCTTTAAAGGCTTTAAGCATAGAAGACATATATTCTACTATCCCGCCATATTTTTGTATCTTAAAATCTGCAAATAGTATTTTCATAATTAAAACGGCAATATATCATCTTTCTTAAGATATATTTCTTCAGGAAGATTCTTTTTTATATAATTTTGTTCATAAAATAAAAACCCTGATTGACTTCTATAAAATTTTGAAGCCAATTTCCATTTTATTTCACAAAATGATTCTACAGGAGTTGAACTAATTAATTCATACTCTTTTAATTGTTTTTCGACTTGAGATTGTGCTCTCTTCTTGTAAGACTCTGTAAAATCTCTATAATAATAAAGACTGGAAATACAATTGCTAACAATATCTCTAACAAAAAGATGAAAAGGATGGCCAATACCCCAAGGAACTAAAACATAATATTCTTCAAGCTTATTTTTTTTAAAATAATCTTCTAAATAAGCTCTTAAAGATTCTGTTATCTCGTTAACCGTTTGTTTGCCAAAATAATCTATAAGATATTTATAAGAATTCTCTATATTAACTTCTTTATATAATTTTTTATAACCATAATAGCTATCATCTTTAAATTCAACATTTAAATGTTGAAGTGGAATATTAAGGAATGAATATAATTTTTCATCTTCCTTAATCCTTCTTTCATCATTTTCTACAGTCAATATATTAACATCATATTCAGGAGAAAATAAAATGTGCGCACAATCAAAAAGAGCGTCATCTGAATGTGGTTGAATAATTAATACTTTTTTAGACATTACTAATAATTTTACGATTTTAACTTTATTCCCAATCTCTTTTTACTATGGTAGTCAATCCTTTAGGATTATAAGCAGATTTGAATATCCTTATAACATCTTTTGTTATTTTAGGCATCTTATCCTTATCTTTTCCGCTTGGATCTGGAATTAATCCTGCTCTGATAGGAGGACAACTGCATCCTAGGCAAGGAGAAATTGTACGACTTTTGTTAAAAAGCATTATTCTTGCTGCTTGAAATCTCTCATGATTCCATATTTCTTTTAAAGTTATTTTGTTTAAGACATTTTCAATAAAATATTGTCCTCTGAAATCATCACAGCATAAAGCAACATTTCCATCCCATCTAATAAAAAATTCTCTAAAGGGTTTAACACACGTAATGTCTTTTCGTCTATAATCTAATGGAGAAGCAGCTCCACAATGATTAGATAAAGATCTTAAAATTGCCTTATCTCCCCTTATATCCATAGGATATAATGCTATTCTAAGCTCTTTTTGACGATAAGTAAAACCTTCATCGTCCTGTCCTATTATCTTTATATTTATCTTTTTCTTTATATCTGATATAACCGTCCAATCTCCATTATCACTATAAACATCGAAAATTAAATCATTAAGTCCTATAGATTCTTCTTTATCTAAAAAGTCATTTATCTCAAAATTTCCATTCCTAAATCCAGCGCCATTGGTTATTATATTGAATCTATTTTTAGGCAATTTATTTCTAAAAATCTTCATTATCTCTATGAGATTTTTATTTAATGTTGGTTCACCGTGTCCACAAAATGTTATCGGACACGTCCAATTTTCATCTGCTATTTTCTGTGCTATTGTCTTAGCATTCTCTAATGAAAGAAATTTCCAAGGTTTTGTTCCATTTTTTCTTATTCCTCTTAAACCACAAAAAGAACAACCTAAATTACAACCTTCAGTAGGCTCTATTTCTATAAAAAATGGAGGATGCTGAATATAACCATTCATTAAATCCATAATAAACTAATTTTTATAATAAAACTATGCTATTTCATATTATCTATATAATTACTAAATGGTTTAATTTTCCTCTTACTACTCTTCATCCATCTGTCAAATACATCCTTACTAGCACTATTAATTTTTCCCATCTTCCATCCCTTACTGTAATTTGATAAATAAGCCTTCTTTGCATCTGCTTTATTATCAAAACCATACATTATCTTATGTTCATCGAAATTACCATCCTTATCAACTTGATCTACTATATAGATATCTCCATTAAACTTATCTAAGTCTTTTTTATCATTTATGAAAACGTCTATATGATCTTTATCTCTGCCTAAAGTCTTAAGAAAATATCCATAGGTATTATTCATCTTAATACTCCACTTATTACCATCACTGTCCTTACCACTCCTGATACTTCCTTTAGGATTTTCTATAACCATTTCATAACCGCCAAATTTAATATGTCCCTTTTTATAATTTCCAGCCGTCTTAGTACCTTCCGAAGGATTGGTATCCGTTTCCTTCTTTGCTTGAATTAAATCTGTTTTGAATCCTTTTAGAATATTGTTTTCTACAAGGATTCTATGTTCTAAAATGTCATTTCTCATAACAAAAATTTAATCAAAATGCGTTATTAATTTAATTTTATTTTTATCAACATCGACTCCTTTTTCTTTTAACATCTTATAAATAGATATAGCTCCGTGTTCATTTGTGCAAAAGGGTTCTCTTTTTCCGCGATAATTTATATTACACCATCCTGATGTTTTATCATAATCATCGAAATCTTTCTTAGTTATATTAGTTATTTCATCAGGAGTTCCAAAAGAACTATAGTCTTTATTCGTTGCATATAAATATAACTTTTTTGTATTTTCGTCATAATGAAAATCGTCTATATTTCCAAATTTCTTATATCCTTCTAAATATCCTTTACTATCTTCTTTATTCCATAAAGCGTCCATTTCTTTTTGTACTTCAGACACTTTCTTTTTTATATCCTTCTTTATTTTCTCTCTAAAAACTATTTCATTATCCATTGAATTAAAAGTTAAAATATCTTTGCCATAATAATTATTTTTAGTAAAATCTTCTCTAGCTCTATTAAAAGATTCTGAAGAAGGGAATGATAAAACCGTTTTATCTCCTAAAGAACTTTCTTTAGCTCCATATTCCTTTTTAAAAGCCGAGAACTTCTTTTCATCTTTTTTCTCTTCATCGTTTTCTTTAGAATTATCCTTAATGTCATCTTTTTCCTCTTTAGTTTCCTTAACTTCTTCTTTCTTTTTAATATTAGAATTTAAAGAACCAGATGTTTGTCCCTTCTTTTTCCTCCACAAAGGTATATGTTTAGAATTAAAACCAGAAACATAATAGGTTATTCCTTGATATACTTTTTCGTCTCCTATGTTATGAGCCTTTTTTAATTCATCTAGAGAATCATCGCTAGATTCTAAACTTGAATCTATAGCTTTATTAATACTATTAGATTCTACTCCAAAAGATTTATTAATTCTTTCGGTAACTAATTTTTCGTGTTCTAAAATATTATTCTTCATAATATAATTATATTTAATTTCTACAGTAAAGGTACTAACTTTTTATCAATAGACAAAATTATTCCCAATAAATTATTGGTTTATCGTCAATATTTAACCTTTCTTTACTTTTATATTTAATTTTATATTCTTTAATTTATCGTTTGTTGGTATAAATTTCTTAGGAATAGTAAAACCTTGAGTATCTGGATCCCAATCAAAATTCTTAGGAAGTAAATTCACTGTGCATCTACAATATGGATGAACTGGAGATATTGTCGGTTTATAATCAGAAACCTTTCTTCCTATATTATTACCGTTTTTTAATATATCTTTCAACTTGAAAATCTTTGGTTCCGAATTGTCGTCGTCAGGATTCTTCAAATATAAATTTTTACAAACTTGACAAGCACCTGGATAAACATCAAAATAAACTTCGGCATCTTCTCCATATTTTTTTAATATAGATTCTGCTCTTCCATAATTATATGCTTCATGAAGAACATAATAAGATATTCTTAACCAATCTCTTTCCCAATCTTCTGTTGCATGTCCTATCTCACTTGCTAATTTAGTTGAAGATTGTCTTAGTTCAACCGCCTTTATTGATTTATTTTTAACAACCTCTCTTATTCTATTTTGTTGCTCTTGATTTGCCTTAATTATAATATTAGTAGTTCCCGCAGCTATTCGGTTCCCTAACCCTGATATATCTGTATAGGCTCTATTTTTTACCTGATCTAGTGCTAACTCTTCTTCATCTGTTAAGGGAACATATTGTCCATTCTTTAGAAAATTTTTAAATTCTTTAAAATCCATTGATTTAGCACGCTTATCTCCTAGAGCGTCGGCTAATATACCGAACATAAAGGCATAATCTATTATACTCCTGTTATTCTCTAATTTAGATACATCTACACCTGATAACTTCAATATATCTATTTCAGATTTAGTTAAATAGTTTAATCCTAATTGCTTAGCAATGAAAACTATTGAACTATTCTTCAATATATCTATTATCTCATGTATTTGTTTAAAATTAAAAATCATAATATGTTACCCTTTGGACTATATAGAATATCTTTATTTAATTGACCTTTTACAGGTTTATCATGAATACCCTTCCAAACAGAATATGGTATTCCTCTTGAAAAAGCAAAACATTTTTTATTTCCCGTATACCATTGACATATCTCGCAATTACTATTTAATTTTGGTAAAGTATCTATTTTCTTTTTCATCTTAATGGTTTTGTTTTACTAAAATATTTGTCATAATACTTACTAATATAATCAGGAAGTTTCTTATCTTTATGAATATACGCAACAAAGCATTCTGCAAAAAACTCGTCAGGATTATAAGTAGAATATTCAGATATTATTTTTCCTCCTTCACAATAACGTTTGAATATCTTATCTCTTTCTTCATTTAAAGAATCCGCCATTTTATTATATTCATCCGTTCTTTCTTTTCTGTTTATAACGCCATATCCTATTGCTCCTGTACATTGTCCATTTAAAACATGACCTAATTCATGAATAACTAAATCTGCTGCTACTGAATCTTTACTGTGATAAGTCCAACATGGAAATTCTTTATATCTTTTTACTAAATTATATATACACAAATTATCATAATTTTTTTGATAATCTGGTAATTCTTTCCCAGGATTTTCTAGCGAAAATTCTTTAACTATCTTCTTTATTTCTTCATTAGCTTCTATTATTGCATCTCTTTGTCTTTCTTTATATTTAACATGGGTATCATTCCAATATTTAGTAGAATCAAAGGGACAAAAAAACTTACTGTTTATCTCAATAATACTACCATTAGCACACATAGTTTTCTTATCATCTAAAGGCAATATTCTTATCTTAATAGGTTGAAAATTATATTTTTTCTTTATATAATACAAGGCGCCATAAATTAGCCTTAATGATTTTACATCAACAAGTACATTATCTGCATAAGGAGAATCGGTAATTTTATTATCATATGCCCATACTGAGAATCCCGCCGTATACTTTAATGTATTTAATTTTTCAATTTCAGGAGAAGACATTATCTTATCTATATCATTATTACTTCCAATCTTCTTTTTCTTCTTATCTTTCTTTCTCCACAAAGGTATATGTTTAGAATTAAAGCCAGAAACATAATAGGTTATTCCTTGATATACTTTTTCGTCTCCTATGTTATGAGCCTTTTCTATATCTATGTCTAAAGACTTATCTATGTTATTAACTTTCTTAATAGCATTAGCAGTTTCTTTTGCAATATATTTTAAAACATTATCAACTGCTAGGGATAAATTTTTATTCCATTCATCTATAAATTCATTTTCATAATCTGTAACCACCTTATATGGCGATGGAATAAAATGTTTATCTTTCATTTATATATTTATTTAAATAATTATCTATTTACTATTGGAGCATTTACTAAAACACCATTAATAGTATCTGTCACTGTATTAGGATCAGGTGATGGCGCCGTTGCTACAGGAGTTATAGACATTTTCACTACAATATGTTGCTGACCTCCTTTTATAAGTGACTCCTTCATTATATTCATATTAACAATATTTACATAATTCATTGATATATATACAGTATATTCATCTGTTTTATGATTATATACATCTGCTTGTATAATGCATTTAAAATATCTATATGAATCATTATATAATGTATCATATACAGATTTTAATAATACAAATACAAATTGAACTGTTATATTATCTGCTTCATAGTGAACTAAACTAGCTGCATTAGAATAATAATTCGTTGAATTTGGTATAACTACTTGTTGAGGCAAAAATGATAGTATTGGCGGGAAACCACTATTATAATAAGTACCTAATCTATATGGATTATATGGATAGGTAAGATCATTAACAATAAAATCATTATCCGTTCCTTTAATAACAACTCCTCCTAGCGAGCACCCTGTAAAATCAAAAGAAGTCGTTAAATCAAGTCTAAAAATATCAGTAGGAATTATTCCTATTTTAGTTAATTTAGCATATGTTACAGAACCATCAACTAATTGATCAGTATTGACATGATTAACTAAATATGATAATTTAGATAAAGCTATTGTAACAGAATCATCTTTTGTTATAGCTGTTGGAACAGCAGATAAAGAAGGAAAAGCATCATTAGAAGCCTTTATATTATCTCCACTATCATGATTATTAACTCTATACTGAATCTTTCCAAAAGCCGTTTCTACGGTATCATTACTATTAACTTGAAGAGCAGATGTAGCATTAGAATAACTTGAAGATATCTTTATTCCTGTTGC